GGTGTGGGCAGCTGCGGTGCTGCGGGCAGCCTCACCTTTGCAAGTTACAGCACCGGCGTTCTGCCCCGGCTTCATCTGTAAAATCTGGAAAAATCTGGTCGGCGTAAGTCCGACCAGACGAGAAACGCTCCCCGGAAAAAAACCGAGGGCGGCGTAGCCGCCCCGCGGCAAATTTTCAAAAATTGGTTCCAATTTTCCAGATTTTGTGATATTTTATTGCGGAGGAGGTGATAATGTGTCGGTTCTCGCACGAAACCGCAGACAGGCCGCAACGGAGTTTGAAATGAACTGCGCACGGCTGGTCGTACTGACCACGCAGCGGGCAGACCGCATCCCGGCCCGGTACAAGAAATTTGTCCGGCCCCGGCTGATGGAGCTGACCACCAGCGCATACCACGCGGCCATCATGGCAAATGAGGCCGATGGGAGGACAGATGCGGGCCGCGCTGAACGGCGAAAGCTGTTCGAGCGCTCCATCCGATACCTGACCGCGCTGCAAAAGCCGCTGGTCGTGTACTGGAGCCTGTTTGATTCCAAAGAGGGCGGCATCCGGGAGTGGGCAGACCTTGTGAACAAGGAACTGGCCCTGCTCCATGGAGCTGCACACTTTGAGGATGACAGAGAGGTTCCCATGATAAAGACGTTTGACCTGAAATATTCGGAAGACCGGATGTTTCTGAACAAAATGCGAGAGCTGCACAAGTATACCTACTCTAAAATTTGTTCCGTGCCTTTGGAATATAAGGACCACCTGTCCGACCAGATATTGCAGTTTGTGGATGACGCGTTGTACTGCACTTTGCAGGGCAACGACATCTTCCCTACTACGCGAAAACAGTATGATGCACGAGATAAGTACATCAAGCGGGCAATCGACAATCTGAACGGACTGCAACGACCATTGTACGCGCTGTGGAACGTCATGCTTTACAGCGAGAACGTCATGGACGAGTGGGCGGGACAAATCAACGAGTGCATCAAGCTGCTTTCCGGTCTGCGCAACTCTGATAAGAAGCGCTTCGGGAAGCTGAAATGATGATTCAATGGTGGCACGTTGTTTTAGGCTTTGCCGGTGGTATTGGCTTCGCGATGCTTCGGTGTCCTACTCTACCAACTTCTACAATGTGAACAACAACGGTAATGCGGGCAACAACAACAATGCAAGTAACAACAACGGCGTTCTGCCCCGGATTCAATGTTTGAAAGTAACCATGTATAAGGGTGAAAATATCCAGAGAATATTGAAGGAACGTGCAACCATCCGTCTGCAACGGCGGTAAATTGATGGCTGACCTGATTTAAGGCTGGCACACCGTATCGGTGTCCCTGAGCGAAACGGCGGGACGATTCTTTCATGGCAGGCCTTGTGCTGGGTCTGTTTCATCACCGGTTCGCAAACCTGTTTAGAGAGCACGCAATAAGTAGCAGGAAGGGCGTAGATTCTTTGACCAATCGGGAACAGATAAAGGCTAGGATAGAGCGGAGTAAAGCTCGGAAAGCCGCAAAACGAGAAGCGCGGGCGCGTGGGTCGTGGCGTGAGAACGGCAGCATTGATCTGGAGCTGCTGACCGTTGCCGCGAATGATGCCGCCCGCCGCTGCTTCTGGCATGGGAAGCCCATCTGGGAGCAGATAGAAACAGCGTTGGAGATGCGCACTTCCTATGCGGAGATGCGCATCTGGGCGCTGGACAAAGTGAAGAGCCGTGAACGGCGATTACAGGATGTGACGGCGCTAGGGGACTTCCGCAGTGTTTTCACTATCCAAAATCTGATGAAGTCTTTGCAGAAGCGCCGGAAGGGCGTGGAATGGAAAGGCAATGTGCAGCGCTTTATCTTTCGCGCGGTCTTGAAGCTGAAGCGGCTGAAGGATTCGCTGCTGGAAGGAAAACTGAATGTTGACGCGACCATCCGCAGAATCATGCTGCATGAGCGCGGGAAGCTGCGCGAGATTCATGCGGTCATGATTGACTGCCGTGTAGTGCAGGGCTGCTATTGCGATAGCTGCCTTGTCCCGCTGACGGAGCGCACCCTGATAAGGGATAACCCGGCCAGCGTGAAGGGCAAGGGCGTGACCGATGCCAGGAACCGGCTGGAAATGTTCCTGAAGGAGCTGGCCGCAAAGCATGGCAACGACTTCTACATCATGACCGGAGATTTCACCAAGTTCTTTGACCATCTCCGACATCGCGATTGTCTGACCTGCTTCCGGGAGATTCGGCTTGACCGGATGCTCCAAGGTCTGGGCATGAAGATTGCCCGGATGTATCAAGAGAACGAGCTGGACGAGATCGCGGACGAAGCGGAACGCGCAGCGCGGGCGCAGCAGCTTCGGCAGCATAAGGGCATCGGCCTGACACTTGGCAGCCAAGAATCCCAGACCATGGCGCTGGTTATCCCGAATCGGGTTGACCATACCGTGAAGGACAAGATGGGAATCCGTGCCTATGAGCGCTATATGGACGATACCCTTGCAGCCGGACCGTCAAAGGTCGAACTGAAAGGGGTCGAGCAGGCAATTCAGAGCGAAGGGTCCAAGGTCGGACTCTCCATGAATGCGAAGAAAACGGCCATAACCAAAGCGTCCAAGGGGATGAAGTTCTTGCAGATTCAGTACAAGGTGACCGAGACCGGCCATCTGGTGAAAAACCTCGCGAGAGCCGGAATCGTCCGAATGCGGCGCAAACTAAAGAAGTTCGCAAAGATGGTGCAGCGTGGCATCATGCGGCCGGACGATGCGTTTGCTTCGTTCTCCGCGTGGTTTGGCAACTCCTTCCACGCAGACGCATACCACACCAGAAAGCGGATGCTGTCACTGTACTGGCGGCTTTTCCATGGATATCGAATGAAAGGAGTGTTCGCATGAGCTTTTACAAAATCCTTGCAGATGGCAAGGTGCTGGATGTCAACGATGTGTTTTTGCGCTGGCAGCCCCGGCACGGCGTGATGATGATTTGCAGCCCGGAAAAGGCGCAGTTCGTCTGTCCGAGGGATTGCAGCGCGTACTATCACGCCGCGTGGCTGAATGAGCCGCCTGAAGGGGCCGTGTACGATGGTGACATCGAGTGTGAGGAAATCGGCGAGACCGAATACAAAGAACTGCTGGAAAAGTTAGACGCTGGCGGGACGGTAAAGAACCCGGAACCCGACACCGGCGAGGACGGAAGCGGCGATACCGGCCCCGGCGAAGATAACACCGGCGACAGCGGCGGGCAGCAGAAGCCCACCGTTGTAGATATGAAGCAGCTGGTCGAGACCTGTGCGGCATTGCAGACTCAGGTTCAGATGTTGACCGACTGCGTATTAGAGATGAGCGAAGAAGTCTATGGTTGATGCGCCAGACTTCATCGCTCATTTTCTTTGCAAAATTTTATTCGGAAGGGGGGGTGTATTCATGATGGCTATGCTGTGGGCGCAGCAGATCATGTTTGGCAAGAAGTCTTATTCGGACGTTCCGGTCAGACTGAAAGCGAAAGTCCGGGAGCTGCTGGTTGATTCCGGCTGCGAAGACCTCATTACCGAGGACTGAACCGGAAAACAGGAAGGGCGACTGCGTAAAGGTGCGCAGCCGCCTTTTTATTTGAAGGAGGCCCAAAATTGAGCATCGAAGATATCAAAGAACTTTTCACTGTCGGGGGCGGGGCGCTCGTGGTCCTCCTGACCCTTGTGCAGATTGCCCCCATCAAGCTGAATCCGTGGGACAGGCTGGCAAAATTTGTCGGCCACGCTCTGAACGCGGAGGTCTTGGAGCAGCAGAAAGCAACCCAGAAGAAGCTCGATGACCATATCGCCACGGACGATGAACGGAACGCGAATCTTCTTCGCACTCAGATTCTTCGTTTCAATGACGAACTGATTGACGACAAGCACCACACAAGGGAGCATTTTATCGAGATCTTGGCCGTCATTGATTCCTATGAGGACTACTGCCGTACTCACCCCGACTACAAAAACAACCGCTGCATCTGCGCAGTGGCGAATATCAAGAGGGTATACAACGAGCGGCTTCAGAAGCACGACTTCTTATAAGGAGGGAAAGCATGAGCGTTATCACATACAAGCGCGGGGACGGAACCGCGCTGACCAAGAATTTTGCCCGGTCCGAGTTTGATTGCCCCTGCGGGTGCAGCACCCAGATGGTGGACCCGGAACTGGCCACGAAGCTCCAGATCATCCGGGACAAGCTGGGCAAGCCCGTCAAAATTACCAGCGGATACCGCTGCCTGACGCGCAACCAGCAGGCCGGAGGTAGCACGAACAGCCGCCACCGGTACGGCATGGCCGCAGACTGGCGGCTAAAAGACCGCAGCCTGAACCCGGTGGCATTGGGAATCCTTGCGCAGGCCGCAGGGTTTGGCGGCATCGGTATCTACTGGTACGCGGGCAATGCGTTCTGTCACGCCGACACGCGGGGCAGCAAGGCAACATGGCTGTGTGATTCCCCGAAGCACTATCCGTCCACGACCTACCTGTCCTTTATCCTGCCGACCATCAAGCGCGGCTGTACCGGCGATGCGAACCATGTCGCAACGAAGTTCCTTCAGCGGCTGCTCGGCCTGACCCCGGACGGCCTGTTTGGCAAGGCCACGGAAAACGCGCTGCTCAAGGCGCAGGCGGCACACAAGCTGACCCCGGACGGCATCTGCGGACCAGCGAGCTGGAAAGCCATTTCCGGCGCTGACAGATATTTTTAAGAAAGGAGGTGACCCCGATGCAGGAACTTCACATCAACGTCAAGGCTGATGGGCGCCATGAGCGCAAGAAACAGCGGTCACAGCGCGGTTTCATGGATAAAGCAGTAATCTATTGCCTGTTCATGTGTACTGTGCTTGACGCGGCTGTTTTGGCGCTGTACTGGCACAGCGTCACGGCCCCGGACAGTCTGGCTATTGCGGCCATGGCTGCACCGTGGATGGTCGAATTTGGCGCGATGGCGTCCATCAAGAACAAAAAGCCGAAGAACACCACCGACAACGACACTGAAAACGAAGGAGAATAATTATGGATGAACTCATGAAAACCGTTTTGACCGCCTGCATCCCTGCTCTGACCGTGGTATTCGGCTGGGGCCTGAACAAAGCTGTCAGCATTGCAAACAGCTATATCAACAACAAGTTCGCGCAGAACTGCCTCCAGAATGCTGCAAATGCAGTGCTCAACGCTGTCCAGTATGTCAATCAGACCTACGTTGACGCGCTCAAAGAGGCGGACAAGTTCGACGAGGACGCGCAGCGCGTCGCCTACAACCGCGCACTGGCCGCAGCGAAGAAAGCTCTGACGCAGGAGACCGTCACGTTCATCAAGGAAACTTTCGGTGACCTTGACAGCTATCTGAAACCGATGATCGAATCTCAGGTTCGCAGCCAGAAGGTCTATATGTGACGTTTTCGTGCCGTCACGCAAACATCAAGGAGGTATCTGTATGATTATCACAGGCATGGCCGAATACGAGAGCGTGTGTAAAAACGCGCTGGTTGAGTGGTACAATAAGAACCGCGAAACCAAAATCACCCTCGAAAACGTCTTTGTGGTGTGGGCTTGCAAGACGCTCCAGAACTACAAGGCCCTGTTGTCCACCACCGTGGCAGGGGATGGCGTCTATGCTGAGTACACCTACAACGGCGACAAGCAAGAGCTGTATGAGGACGTATACGGCAAACTGACCAACCGGTGCATCAAAGAGATGTGACCATTTTCGTGACTTCACGAAAATGGCTGCAACAAAAATTTTTCTGAATCCATAGCATGAGCAAGGCTCCCTTTGACCAGCAACGGCCAGAGGGAGCCTTTTTTCTTTGCGGATTTCAGAAGCGCTTTCGAAACCCAAAAATATAAAACTGGGTCAAAAACTGGGTCAGAGCATAAAGAAAGACGCTGATTCTTAACGAACCAGCGTCTAAATATGTTGGAGCGGGCAATGGGAATCGAACCCACCTCCTCAGCTTGGAAGGCTGATATACTAGCCGATGTACTATACCCGCAATTGCAGAATGCATTATACCATAATTTTGCGCAAATGTCCAGCATGAATTTAGGGGGTACTGCCAGTTACTCCCCCAGTCTCGCTGCGCTCGACAGCCCCCTCTAAGATGGGGCTCCTGACGTAACCGCAAACTTTGTGCTTTTGCCGGAAACATCACCGTTATGCCAAGGGCTCCCTCCCAGAGGGAGCTGTCACGGCGTAAGCCGTGACTGAGGGAGTTTGCACGGTTGTTACCCCCTCAGTCAAAGCCTTACGGCTTTGCCAGCTCCCCCAAGGGGACGCCTTTGCCTAGGAGGGAAACAACCATAAGCCGTCCCCTTGGGGAAGGTGGATTGCTGCGCAGCGGCAAGGTGGTAGAACTGGAGAATGAATCAACCGTTGTCCGCATTGACTTCGTTGCACAATATGGGTATAATATAATTAGAATTTTACTATTATGGATAGGTTACACAGGAGCAGGAGGTGCTTTTATGAATATCCGTCCATCTGCAGCGATTCGCCAGAACTACAACGAGATTGCTGATTTGTGCAGAGAAACCGCTGAGCCGGTTTTTCTTACCAAGAACGGCGAGGGTGATTTAGTCGTCATGGACATCGACACCTACAACCGCCGTGAAAAAATGCTGAAGCTCCGTGAAGAGCTGCTTTCCGTGGAAGAGGATCGGATGCGTGGAAGCGAGGGCTATTCGATTGACGAGGTCACTTCCATGATGCGTTGCGCAATCAAGGAGGCCGCCGGACATGGAGCAGCAAAATAAATACCGCGTGATCGTATCGGCACGGGCTGCTCAGATGCTGGTGTCCCATGCCGCATTTCTGGCACAGGTCAGTCCTGCAGCAGCAGAGCGGCTTACAGTCGAATTTGAAAAGGCTGCAAAGTCTTTGGAGCAGATGCCGCAGCGCTGCCCATGGCTCAAAGGCGAATACATTCCCAAAAATGCTTACCGATTTATCCTGTTTGAAAACCGCTATATGCTCATCTTCCAGATCGTAGATCATACGGTTTATGCAGATTATGTGGTAGATTGCAGACAGGATTACGGCTGGCTCATCCGATGATCAACAAAGGCGGTGGCTTTCCTTTTGTGGGAAGCTCCCGCCTTTTGCTGTGTCTGTGTAAAAAGAAAAGCACCGCACATTCCTGTGCGGTGCTTTTTGTTCTGGTGGAGATTACCGGGATCGAACCGGTGACCTCTTGCATGCCATGCAAGCGCTCTCCCGAACCACCTTGAAACGCACCCCCAGAAAAGCGTGTGTGAATGGGTATGATTTGGCGTTAATACGCCAAATTCGGTTGAAAAGTGTTTTTCTGTCCAACCATCAGCATAGCTGCATGAGAACAATTTAGGCACAGAATTCATTTGGCTGTATTTTACAGTCGGATTTACCTGCTGTCAAGATGTTTCATATCATTCATGCCGCTAAAGTAAGTCAATACTCTTCTATTTCAAATTACATAGCGCAATTTCGACCGCCAAAATCGAAGTTGCGCTTTTTTTCATCAACGAGCTGAAAGCCCATGCAGGCGAGAATTTCTCCATCAAGCAGATGGAAAAGACCCGGAAAACTCTGGAAACCAAGCTGGAAAAACTGCGCTCCGATGAGCGCAAAGACGATGTGATTACCTTTGAACAACTGGGCGTTGACAGGCTTTTTGTGGACGAGAGCCATTTTTACAAGAACCTCTTTTTGACCACAAAAATGCGGAATGTCGCAGGATTATCCACCAGCGAAGCGCAAAAATCCAGCGATATGTTCGGCAAGTGCCGCTATCTGGATGAGATCACCGGAGGCCGGGGCGTGGTGTTTGCCACAGGAACGCCCGTGAGCAATTCCATGACCGAGCTGTACACGGTCATGCGGTATTTGCAGTACAGCACCTTGCAGCAGAAAAAACTGACCCACTTTGACTGCTGGGCATCTACCTTTGGTGAGACCACCACCGCCATCGAACTTGCCCCGGAGGGCACCGGCTATCGTGCCCGCACCCGGTTTGCAAAGTTTTTCAATCTCCCGGAACTGATGTCCATGTTCAAGGAGGTTGCGGACATTAAAACATCTGACCAGCTTCATCTGCCTGTGCCCGAAGCAAAGTTTGAAACCGTGGTGGCAAAACCCTCGGAGATTCAAAAGAAAATGGTGCAGGAACTGAGCAAACGTGCTGCAGAAATCCACTCCGGTGCAGTAGATGCCTCCGTGGACAATATGCTCTGCGTCACAAACGACGGCAGAAAGATCGGCTTGGATGTGCGCCTGATGAACCCCATGCTGCCGGACGACCCCAACAGCAAGCTCAACGTCTGTGTGCAGAATGTGCTGAAGATCTGGGAGGAGGGCAAAGACCAGAAGCTGACCCAGCTTTTGTTCTGCGACCTTTCGACGCCCAAAAACGATGGCAATTTTAACGTCTATGACGATATTCGCAAAAAGCTGGTTGCTGCCGGTGTGCCGGAAAACGAGATCGAGTTCATCCACAACGCCGATACCGAGGCGAAAAAGGCGGCGCTCTTTTCCAAAGTACGCTCCGGCGATGTGCGAGTGTTGCTCGGAAGTACGGCGAAAATGGGAGCGGGCACCAACGTCCAGTCCCGGCTTGTGGCGGTGCATCACTTGGACGTTGGCTGGAAGCCCAGCGACATGACCCAGCGCAACGGACGCATCATTCGGCAGGGCAATATGAATAAGGAAGTCAAGGTGTTCAATTACGTCACAGAAGGGACATTTGACTCGTACTTGTTTCAGACCCTTGAGAATAAACAGCGATTTATCTCGCAAATTATGACCAGCAAATCCCCAGTTCGCTCCTGCGAGGATGTGGACGAGCAGGCTCTGTCATACGCCGAAATCAAGGCACTGTGTGCCGGAAATCCGCTCATCAAGGAGAAGATGGACTTGGATGTGCAGGTGGCGAAGCTGAAGGTGCTGAAAGCCGACCACCAGAGCCAGAAATTCCGCTTGCAGGACAAACTGCTGACAAAATTCCCGGCAGACATTCAGGAAACGAACGCCCACATTGCCGGGCTGAAAGCCGATGCACAGCTTGCCGCCGCCCATCCGCAGGGCAAGGAGGAATTCTGCGGCATGACCATCAAGGGCGTTGCCTACGACGAGAAAAAGACTGCCGGTGAGCGTCTGGTTCTTGCCTGTTCGGAACTGCCCAACGCCGAGGAAAAAGTGATTGGCAGTTACCGGGGTTTTGAACTGTCCCTGCGGTTTGACGCTTTTCGCACGGAGTATCAGGCACTTTTGAAAGGGCAGCGGAAGTACACGGTGCCCTTGGGCACCGACCCTTTGGGCAACATCATCCGTCTGGATAATTCGCTGAACAACTTCCCGGAGCGCATCACCGCCGCCGAGAACGAGCTGGCCACCCTGCATCAGCAGCAGGCGGCGGCGCAGATCGAGGTGGAGAAACCCTTCCCACAGGAAGAAGAACTGGCTGAAAAGTCGGCCCGCCTTGCAGAGCTGAACGCCCAGTTGGATGTGGACGAAAAGAGCCATGAGCCGGAACAAGACGAGGAAGAACAGGAGGATGCCCCTCGCCGCCCCTCGGTGCTGGCGGCGCTGGAAGAAAAATCCGACAAGCCGGAGCCGGTGAAGCCCTTCCGCAGTTATTACGACAAGGACGGTGATGCCCGGTGAGGGAAAAGCGGGACGAGATCATCATTCTGAGAACCACAAAAGCCGAGAAGAACCGCATCTATGAGAAAATGCTGGGCATGGGCATCCGCAGCCTGAGTGCCTATATCCGCAAGATGGCACTGGATGGCTACTGTCTGCACCTCGACCTGCAGGAGCTGCGTCGCATGGCGTATTTGCTCCAAATGTGCAGCAACAATCTAAACCAGTATGCCAAAGCTGCCAATGAAAATGGTCGGGTCTACGCCGCTGACATGGAGGACCTGCGGCAGCGGCTGGATGAGCTGATTGAGATTGGTCGGCAAATCCTCTCCCAGCTGGCAGAACTCTAATTTTTTCCCCGCAGTTGGAAAACTGCGGGGGTACATAAGGGGGCGACATCCTTGCAATGCAGGGATTGACACCTTTATAATAGGGGTGAAAGAAAGGCAGGTGCTGGATATGAGGTTCGTTTTTAAGATGATCGTTTTCCCGTTTTGGCTGCTTACGGCTTTCCT